AGGTGCCACAGGTGCTCAAGGTGCCACTGGATATACTGGATCAAAAGGTGCCACAGGTGCTCAAGGTGCCACTGGATATACTGGATCAAGAGGTGCCACAGGTGCTCAAGGTGCCACTGGATATACTGGTAGCCGAGGGTATCGTGGATATACTGGTTCAAAGGGTGACACAGGGCCTGCTGGTCCTAGTAATATAATCAATGCCACCGATGTTTCAGACAACGATACTGTTTACCCTGTTTTTGTAACAGCAGCGGGTAGCAATCAAACTGCTGAAGTTTCTACCAGTAAACTGACATTTCTTCCAAGCACTGGTAGATTAACTGCTGAATTCCTAGAAACAGGAACCGCTGGATCTGTTTCATCTCCTGCTATATTTTTAAATGGTGATGTAAACACTGGGTTATATCAGAGAACTGCTGATGAACTAAACGTGTCGGTTGGGGGGACAGAATACTGGAGGTTTAACGGGGAAAGAGGTAATTTTGCATCAGCATCTACTACATCACTGACGACTTCGTATACAGATATGGTTACGGTGAACTTTACTGCTCGGAGCCAATCGGCTTTAATTGTAGCAGATGCGACCTACGATAGTGCAAATGCCATTACATATGTGTATTCATACATAGAAACTACATTAGGAAACAGCAACGCTGCATATGGATATATTGGAACAACCGTTGCTACAGAGTTCATCACGCTACCAAATTCGATACAGATCCACGGCCTTACTGTGGGGACTTCGTATACGGTTAAATTGAAAGCGACTAAGTCTAATTCGGCAGCGACAACCGCTCAGTGTTTAATAGCAAGCATAGGAGTATTTAACTAATGATATATGCAAAATACTTTTTAGATCAAAGATGGGTTATTGGCTCCTTTGACAGGGAAGAAAACATTCCCGAAACTGGTGTGATTTTGTCAGAAGAGGAAATTTTTATGAAAGATTCTTTTGACTATAGAATGAGCACAGAAACTGGATTATTTGAGTTAATAGACAAATCACCAACAGAGTTAGATATCAGAAAAGAAGCGGCTATGCGACTTGAAAATCTAGCATCTGGGTATCAACCACAAGAAAGAGAAACGTGGCCAAGGCAAGTCAGAGAAGCCAATGACTACAGTGTTTCAAATGGCGAAACCCCCACACCATTTCTTTCTGCTAGAGCATCTGCTAGGGGCATTTCTATCGTTGAAATGGTAAATCTTGTGAACCGAAAAAGTGACGAATACGCTGCAGCTTCTGGGTATATCTTGGCCAAGCAAGATATTTTGCTTGCTATGAATCCTATACCAGAAGATTACCAAGATGATAAATACTGGCAGTAAAGGAAAACCGGATGGCAGATAAATTAAGTACCTTTTTGAACGAAACTTATTCTGGTTTTGTTGGTTCGAGAGGAGAACTAGGGTTCACGGGTAGTCGTGGTTTCACGGGAAGCAGTGGTTCGGGTTTTGTTGGAAGTCGCGGAGATACTGGTTTTCCACATAACATAACTTGGCCAACCGATCCCAACGGATACACTTACGGTGAGGAAAATGGCGAACTGGTAACTGATCTTTAAGTGGTTGATATTTAACAGAATGAAGTGTGAAAACACAAAAATATCTCATCCTACCGAGGAAGTTTCAATGAAAAAGTGTGTAAGATTCTACTATTTTGAGTCTTTGCCGATATTAGAACTACGGCCTCCTGCTATATCAAGGGATGACTCTAGATTGAAGTCAACGCACCATTTCAAACACAAGTTTGAAACTTGGGAAAGCGTTTATAAAAAAGATATATTTCATGAAATAGAAAAAAATGGTGTTATTGATCCACTAATATGTCTTTATGAGAATGGAAGATGGCGTATTGAACCGGGCCAAACAAGATGGTTGGCATTGTGGTATATGGGGTATGAAACACAAAAGGTAATAGCTATGGTCAGAGATTGCGATGATTTTACTGACTTTTTAAAGTTTAATCCAACAGAAATAACATGCGATCAAACATTGTATCAGTTATTCACTGATTCAAAAGACAAACTTCATGTTGGTTATGATTATATAACAAAGTGCCGTGATATGTATATGAAAATGAATAACACTTTTTAGTTGACAAAATATATAAAATATAATATTCTAATATTCAAATGCAAGGAATATTATGCGAATAGTTATAGTTGACACACTGGGTTTGTGTTATGATGGAGAAACACTATCAAAACAAGGATTGGGCGGCAGTGAAAGTGCTGTTATCCTAATATCCAATGAACTAGCGAAACTTGGTTTTGATGTGACCGTGTTTAACAACTGCATTGATAGTATCAGCAATCCCGGTGTTTACAACGGGGTGACTTATATTGACCATAGCCAAAGTGGTACATATACGGATACACCAGATATATTCATATCATCACGCAGCGTTGCACCATTCTGGGCAAATCACAAATATACAAAAATGGCGTATTCTGCAAAAAAACGCATACTTTGGATGCATGATACTTTTCTAGAAGGTGATCGCGATCTGGAAGCCATGTTAGTTGGCGGCTATATAGACCAAGTTTTTACACTCAGTGATTTTCACACCAACTATGTGACGAACTGTGATCACGGGAATAAACGTAACTATGAAATGCTTAAACATCGTTTTTGGCAAACTCGTAACGGCGCAGTCAAGCACATTGACGAAGTTGATGTAAACAATAAAGACCCCAATCATTATGTGTATAATGCTAGCGTTACCAAGGGACTAATACCATTGCTGCAAAATATTTGGCCAGAGGTAAAAGCACAACTGCCAAATGCAAAACTTACTGTCATCGGTGGATATTATCGTTTTCGTGAAAATGCAGAACCCGATGAACAAGAAAAAACACTGAAAAAACTAATGCAGCAAAATCATGATGATGTAACTTTTACGGGCGTAATACCGCAGTATCAGATAGCAAAAATACTAGCAAATGCATCATACATGCTATATCCGACTGCATTCCCAGAAACTTTTGGAATATCTAGTTTGGAATCATTGCTGTACAAAACCCCTATTATAACCAGCAGATTCGGAGCACTGGAAGAAACAGCCATTGACTTGGCCTGCTATAAGATAGATTATTCAGCAACCAATAATGCACTGTTCAGGAATATAAACGAAACCGAACAAACAAAAAAGTATGTGCAAACAGTAGTCAACGCTGCTAATAACCCATATTTGCATCAACAAAAGCAGTATTACTGTGAAGTCGTAAACGATATCTATGGTTGGGACAGTGTTGCTCTTCAGTGGAAACAGCACTTTCACGCGATGATGGATATGCCACTGAATGTAGATGAATACAGAAAAGTTACTAGAATAAATCAAAAAGTAAATCGTGTTTTTGGAAGGCGATACGCAAACGCCGAGCAAATCACCGAATATCGTTCATTTGGTGAACAGCAACGCATAGTAGTAGTTTCTGCATTCTGGAATGCAGAAACATATATTGCAAAGAATATTCTTAGTGTTGCACAGCAAGATTATGAAAACTATCAACACATACTCGTAGACGATTGCAGCACAGATAATAGTTATGCAGTTGCAAAACAAACTATTGAAAATCTTCCGGCAAATATACAAAAAAAGTTTACACTAATAAAAAATAAAAATAATATGGGAGCAATATATAACCAAATATCAGCGTTAGAACAACACACATCCGATACCGATATCGTTATGTTATTGGATGGAGATGACTGGCTCAAAAGCAACAATACACTATTTCATTACTACAATGATTTGTACAATCAGGGATATGAGTTCACATACGGCAGTATGTGGAGCGTGGTTGACAGTATTCCGCTGATAGCACAAGAATATCCAAAATCAGTTAAAGATGCCAAAAACTATAGAAAGCATAAGTTTAACTGGAATGTGCCATATACTCATTTGAGAACGTTTAGAAAAAAACTTGCAAATGATATAGATTTGAATGTGTTCAAGGATGCCGGAGGAGAGTGGATGCGAGCAGGACACGATGTTGCACTTTTCTATGAACTTATAGAACGAGCAAAACCTGATAAAATATATTGCAATCGCGAAATAGTTTGCAACTACAATGATGCAAATCCATTTAACGATTATAAAGTTCGCAGCCAAGAGCAAACTAATAACGCAAATATAGCCATAAACAGAGAAAAATAAAATGAATAAAAGAATATTAATAGCAATACCTACTGCGAAATACATTGAAGTGGAAACATTTAAAAGCATTTATGATTTACAAGTTCCAGTTGGCTACCAAACTGAGTTTCAGTTTTTTTATGGTTATTCGATATCTCAGATACGTAACTTGATAGCCGAATGGGCCAAAAACTATGATTATCTTTTCAGTGTTGACAGTGATATTGTTATGCCACGGGATACACTAGTGAAAATGATCGCCGCTGATCGTGATATTATAAGTGGATTATATATTCAGAGAATACCAGATACCCATACACTCGAAGTATACAAGGATACCCCAAACGGTGGATGCACAAATATACTCTATGAAGAAATAGAAAATCGTGGAATAGTTGAGATTGCAGCCTGTGGAATGGGATGTGCTCTTATAAAAAGTGAAGTTTTTCGCAAAATAGAATATCCACATTTTTTTTACAAAGAAGCACTAGACCACGCAAATACAATAAGTGAAGATATTTATTTTTGCAAAAAAGCAAGGAGTTATGGATTTACGGTATGGGCAGACGAAAGCATACGGTGTGACCATGTGGGCAAATCAACCTACCGAGTGAAACAATCTCAGCCAAAATCTCATCTAGAAAAAATAGCAGAACAGGATTTACTTCCAGCCCAGCATGCTGAATATCTAAAAACCATGGATGTGAAACCACAGGTGATATATGATATTGGTGCTTGCGTTTTGCACTGGACCCGAAAAGCCAAGCAAGTGTGGCCAAACTCTGAATATTTTTTGATTGATGCAGCCCAAAGTGTTGAAAAGTTTTTGAAAAAATCAGGCCACCAATGGGCAATAGAGGTTCTTTCAAGTGAAGATGACAAAGAAATAATATTCTATGAAGACAGTGAAAATCCAGGAGGAAACAGTTACTATTTGGAAAATACTGGTGCGTTTGGTGAACAACATATTACCCTAAGAAAAACAAAAACACTGGACACTCTGGTAAAAGAAAAAAACTGGCCCCTGCCTGATCTGATAAAAATGGATGTTCAGGGGGCTGAAATAGACGTGTTGATGGGTGCTATGAAAACTATGAAACAATGCAAGGATGTTATACTAGAAGCCCAACATGTTGACTATAATCAAGGCGCACCAAAGGTGGAAAAAGTAGTAAAGTTTATGGAATATCTTGGATTTGAACTGGTTTCAAACTTTTGCAAAGGTGGGGTAGATGGGGATTATCATTTTACGCGGGTGAAAAATGACAGCGTTTGACCCAACCAAGTATGGAATACATATTGGCAAAGGGCTGGCTAATCCTGAAAAAACACAGTTTTGGCTAAACATACCAAAATGTGCCAGTAATACTGTATCTCATCACCTGTTGCGAAAACAATGGAAAAAAGCAACTATCCATGATGCCAAGTATGAAACAGTATATGTTTGTTTGCGTGATCCTGTGGAACGCTGGAATGCTGCCACACTGGAACTATGCTATCATCATTTATTAGTACATAAACAAGGACTCCAAGATTTTAATTCTTGGTTCGACCGCCGTGATTTTGAAAACTTTGATCGCAATCTAGATATGCATCATGTGTGTCAAGTAGATTATTTGCATTATTGTGATT